GGCCGTAGGAAGATTTAAGGTGTGGACAGTCCCTACCGAAGAAATACCAAAATCAGTACCTATAGTGCCTGTAGCAAATGTTTGCGTTGCCGCAACCAGCCCATTCAATGAAGTAATCCCAACGCCCGATGCCCCGCTGGCAACACATTTTAAACGGCCTGTAACAGGGTCAACCAAAAGATTGCGTATCTCTTTGGCTACGTCATCCGTTACCGCTAAAAGCGTCTTTTTATAATTGGAATCAATTCTGGCTCTATCGTCTGCCATTATATTAGAACTGCGTCAATTATTAACCTGCCTGTCGCTGAATCAACCTTTAATAAACGAACATCTTTGTTTAAATCATCAGTTACCCCTTCCGCTATTCCGTGGTAATTCGCATCCTCTTTCATTTGTGAAGCCACAACATCATTAAAGGGAGTATTGACTATCAACAAATCAATTTCCAGCCTGCCTGTAATTGGATCTACCAACAGATTAGCGATACTAGGAGACGGCTCATCGGTAATCACTAATGCCGAACCCTCATAATTAACATCTATTTTCGCGTTTGCCATTGTATTTTATCTTTATACTCATCTATGGCCGCTTTAAAAGATTGCCTTTGGCTTTCAAATCTTAATCTTTCTTTTTTTAACGATTTAATCTCCATTTCCAATACTTGGTCTTTTTTTTCAACCGCTTCCTGCATTTGTTTTAGCTGTTGTCCGATTGTTTCAAGCAAGCCTTTTCGCTTTTGCAAATCCTGTACCAAGTCGAGACTATTTTTATGGAAAAAATCAGCCTCTTTATTTGTTTGAGCTATCTTGAGAGATAATCTTTCAAGCTCTTCCGATTTCTTTGTATTTTTGGCAACAAGCATTTCATACTCGCTCCGCTTTGTTTCACATTGCCTTATCCTTGCCACAAAATCTGCCTTCAACTCTTCGTTCTCTTCCAACTGGCGCAATATAACACCCTCAAGATTATTGATGTTCTTGGCGCGTTTTAAAAGCTCTGCTTCTTTAATTTCCAAAGATTCCTTGATAGGCTTGGCAATTTCCCTGGCTTGTTCTATCAACTTTTGGTTTGACCGGTTGGTTTGGGCCAATTTTTCTCTTGATTCATTGATTTTACCAACTAGCATTTCAATTTCCTTTTTTGAATTTTCTATATTTTCAACCAATGAATCCAGATCTTTTTGCTTGTTTTTGGCCTCTTTTTCAATGCTTTCAATGTACTTTTCCTTGTTTTTTGCTCTTAATACTTGGCTTTCCAAGTCTTCCAACTCACCTTTTTTATCGTTAATTTTTGCTTGCAACGCCTGTTTTTGTACCAATAAATCCTTATATTCCTGGCTTAATTGGTCGTAAGTTTGCATATTATGCGGCTACACATACACAAGTAGAATCAACTCCCAACGGCCTCCAAAAACAATAGAAAGTTACTGTTCCTGCGGTTAAAGTATCAGTAGTTACTTTATAAGCGATACTCAATGCAAGTGCCTTGCCGGAATTATCAGCCATATCAATCGCTGGAGTATTAGTTGTCCAAAACTTACCAGCAGTTATATTAGAACCTGTTGTCTGGGCAATCAAAGCGGATGTGTCTCCCGCAATACCGACTTCGATCGTCCCCGAACCGGTAACATCAACCGAACAATAACCTATTACTTTTGCGACACACGGCCCTGATATAGTAAAAAGAGTGTGAACCCCGACTGCGCCTGTTGTCAGCGCGGCGAAAGTTACACTCTTGGAAATTATCAATCCGTCTTTATCAATTATGGGAAAATTATTTGCGTCTCTAGGATAAGCATTTGTTATTGACATATTTATCCGCCAGAGGGATGAAGGCGAGGGAGGCAATTCCCGCGTTCCATCCCTCTGGGATGATTAGTTAAGTTTTTGACTTTTTTGTTTTCAATTCTTCCAATCCTGCGAACTCTTCTTCCATAGCTTCTTTAACTTCTGGCTTCTTTTCAACTTTAGCTCCAAGAATTTTAGCCATCAATTCTTTCACCTTTCCGTCATTTCTTTGATGGGACACATTTGGTTCATCCCTCATCAGCATTTTCATCGCTAAATGATAGGCCAAATGGTCTGCCAAAGGCATCGGGAACTGTCTTGTTTCACCAGATTTAACTGTCCAGACTATCGCCTGTTTTTCAATTATCGGGTGGTTTTGCTGGTCAAACCCGACTTGAACATCATTCCCGCCAAACGAGCCTTCGAAATCTTCAGTGTCAATGTTGGTAAAATTGACCGAAGTATATTGTTCCTGCTCGGTATACACAAACCTCTCTGTTTCTTGTGCCATATTTTTTGCCTTGTTCCTCTTAACGAGTCGAGGCGTTATGCCCTAAAGGGCTTTATTGTGGGATAAGCCACAAGATTATCCCACTAAAAACCATCTAGTTAATGTTCAGATTGACCAAGCCGTATTCAGTAGAAGACGAAGCGGTAATAGCCCGTCCGACATAGACAGACGTTGCCTCCTCTTCGAGAGGGCCAACTGCACCGTCAGTGTCATCCGAAGCTGAAACATCAAGGCCTACAGCGAGATTACCAGCATCTACCAGGCACGCACACGGACCGCCAGTCTGCAACCAGCCATAGTAGCTGGCTGTAACAGGATATATCGCAACTCCCATAACCGCCCCATCGTGATTTGTATAATCCCATAATTCGACTTTAGATGCCGGATTAGGAATAACATCAATTGTGGTTGTAGTATCAAGGGCAACCTGTATCGGATCATCAAGCGTAATCACGCAACCAGCCGCACCATTAACCGCAGTGTTGCCAGTGATTTTATAGGTATATCCAATACCAATGTTGGTAGATATAGCCATATAGCCTCCTGCCAGCACATCGGCGGTCAAAGTTACTGAACTAGTCAATGTAACTTTAGTAGCACCGATGGCAGCCGCGGCAACGCTCAAAGCTTCCCAGTTAGATGCGCTTTCCGCCGCCGACTGGTAAAGTTTACCTTGCACCAATGCTGTACCGCCGACTTTCACATAGCGAAACCTCCGGCCATCGCCGGAACGATAGATTGTCCCCAACGCAATTTCTTGAACAGCACTCTGTCCATAAAGAGTGGGGGAACCTACCATAGAATCAGATATTGTACTCATTTGTTTTTGTTTAAGTAATTACTAACGACCTTTGTTAGGCGGCAGGATTCACCCCTTTGCAGTAGTCCGTAAGGATTGTCGCATTGGTAGAAAATCCCAAGATTCTGACGTTGGTCAAGTTGTCGGCCCAACCTGTCATACCAACGCCCATGCAATCGTGCAATACCAACATACCTCCCGGAGACGCCGCCATTGCGATAGCGTCCGTAATGGTTGTACTGGTAGAGCTGACCGCATTTATGAACTGACAACCACGGAACAAATTAAATCTATCAATACCAGAGGTGTCCGGCTGTTTGATAAAGTAATTTGTTACCGCGCTGGTCATCATTGGGAAAATGCAACCGTCAAAGACATTCCTCGCGGTTGTCTGCGTTCCCAAAGTTAACCGAAGGTTTGCACTGGTTGACGACATCGTTACCGTGTCAGTGCCAACGGTACAATTGACAAAGTAATTCTCTTGACCTCCGTACAACTCCAACGCACAAGCTCCAGAATTAGCCATCGCCGTCGCGTTGATGTTGGCAAAGTGAACATTCTCAAAATAGTTCCTGCTGCCACTCACCCGCGCAAGGATGTAATTGGCTGCCGCGTTGCTTTGAAACTGTACGCTGTGGAACGAATTTCCACTACCCGAAATGGTAATGAAGGGAGACAAAGCCGTTGTCGCCGTGGTAATCCTAGCCCTCGAAGACATGGGAGTACCCGCGACATTACCAACCAAATGGCAAAGGTTTTTTGACCAAGTGATCGCTGCCGTTTCCACCGTACCTGTGCCGCTGCCAGTGCCACCAGGAACAATCACAATCACATCGTGGTTGTTGTCGGTAAGGGCAGCATATGCCTTTGTAAGCGTCGCAAAAGCATCATTTTGGTCAGTCCCGCCATGAGTATCGGCTCCGTTGGTCGGGTCAACATAATAAATGTTTCCGACGTACGGCAAACCGATCATTCCGGCGAGGTCTTGTGGTTGGATCTTAGCCCCGAATTTTAGGGCTGGTGAATAATCTCTTAGAAACATTGTTTTAGTAGATTAGCGGGGACTCCTGAATCAGACCGAAGTCGTCCTCGTCAACTCCCCGCAAAATCGTTAATTTACTTAATTCTTTTCACTATAACTCACTGTATGGAATGTCACAGAATTGACAAAAACTAATTTTAATGGTTATGCGCCTGTAATCCCGTATAAAATTGCCTGATTGCGGGGATTATTGCATATTAAATTTCCCATTAAAATCGTGTGGCCACTGATTGCATACTGGTTGATCGGGACCTGGAATCCGCTAAAGGCAAACCCAAGATTATTGCTGATGGTGTAAACACCCTCAATTTCGGGGTTATTCAAGACATTGCTTGCCTTGTAGCCCTCCAAAGTGGCATCCAAACCATAGAAACCCCAGTCATCAGTCCGCAACATCACCATATATCCGGTAGGAGCTTTGTCATCAGCGACAACAGGCATACCCTTGTAAGTCAAAGCGGTAAAGCCAGATGCACCCTTGAGGTCAGTTCCAGGAGACATAAGATTGGCAACTCCATTCCCGCTAACTCCGGTAAACATCGGGTATCCAGTCAAACCAGTCTGGATTACTTGCGTCTGCAATGTGGGCAACAGAAGCTTTTCGTAATAGCTCCAAGTCGCTTTATCGCAAACTACCAGGTTGGGGTGGAATGGGCCGTGAGTGGCATTGTTGTACGATGTTGCCATTTTGGTCATTGTCAAAGAACCAATGCCAGCGGTAAGGTTTCCCTTGATCGTGGTATAGGTTGTTCTCGACAATCCGCCGTAGCTGCTTGCTCCGAGGGTGCCATCGTCCACACCGTCAAGGACGCTCAAAAACTCAATGCCTGTCTGCAGTGTCCAAAACTTGCCTGCCACATAGTCAGCCAAATCGTGGGCATCCGACTGCATTTGCCTCTTTAACAAATCAGTAACTTGCTGCGACTTGTTGACATCCATTTGAATACCAGCCACATTGGTCGGTTGCTCCCGGCCAGTCGGGTCAAACTGCATATTGATGAAGTTGTCCGAAGTGTTGGTCGAAAAAGCTTGCAGACCGTTGAATGAAGTGCCATTGGTATTCTGCGTGTACTTGATAGGCACCTTATACCTTGAACCTTGCCACTTTTTCTGCCTTTGCAAAAAGGTAACGGTAAGTGGCGACCAGTTGACAACAGTATCAATCGTCTTCGCTTGAAGTTTGATTAAGGTACTGGTATCAATGGCATTTACCGATGAAAAATCTGTGTAAGCCATAAACCTTTAGTTGTTATTACTATAAATCATCCCAACCTGTGTTATGTATTTTCAACATATCCACTGGTTGTTTTCCTGTACTTGCTTTTGAAGAAGTGCCTACTTTTGAACCTTCCTCTTGCCGGGCTTGTTTCTTGGCGGTCAAGCTGTCCTTTTTCTCTTGCGACAGCCTATTAAACTTGGCCGCCGCTTTATACAAATCTGGTTCGGAAATTGACGCGGCATAGTTCCAAAGAGACTGTCTCTCTTTAGCGTCTATTACGCCTTCATCAATTACTTCGTCCATATTCTTTTCAAGGATGCTTTCAGCTTGTTTCGTACGGTCTTCCGCCTCTTGCGCTTTTCGGGTTTCATATTGAGCCATAATTTCAGGAATTGCTGTCTTCAGTTTCCCGACTGTTATGTACTCATTGTCCCCCTCTTGCGCCCCCGAAGTCTGGTTAATACGCTCCGCCAAGACTTGAAGCTGGTTGGCTGACATATCTTTCAGCTCGGCCATCTCCTGCCTTGTGGTCGTATAACCTTTCTGCAAACCTTTTAAAGTCTGCATGACTTCTTTTAGGGTTGGTTCATTTTCGCTTTCCCCGGACTTGTCGTCAGACGATTGGTCTTCAATGACATCATCAACAACATTGGTCTCATTATCATCTGCCATGTTTTTATGCGTCCTCGTTCCTCTTGCGAGACAAGAGCGCGGTTATTTTTACTTGATTGTTTTTCCTATATTGATAAACTTGGCTCCTCTATATTGATTTTTCAAATCTTGGTATTCTTTTCCTTTTGCCGGAATCGGAGCCTTAACTTTCTTTTTCAAAGCTGAAACCAAATCTTTTTTTTGTGGCTTTCTTTTGTTGAAAGCCGGGAGCGTTGAAGTTTTTAATTGGTTGGAAATCATTTTTTTGCTTTTTTCTTTAATACTTCGACCATTGTTTTTTTATTAGGCAACTTGCTTTCTTTAGTCTTGGCAAAATCGTGGAGCTGGCCTTTCGACATCTTGGCCGCTCCTTTGTTTTTCTTATAAAGTTTTTCAGGACTATGCTCGGCAATGGCCATCAAACGGCGTTGAGCAACTGTAACTGCCGGCATATTATTGTGTTGGAACGCCTTGTTGAGGCTGTCCACCTTGTGATAACGCGGCCTTTGCCTTTTGCACAAAAGCTAACTTTTCATTATCCGGTAATTGCTGGAACTGCGGGCTTTGTATCATTTGCTCAACTCTCTGCGCCTGCTGTGCCATTGGGTCGCTCTGTGGCGCGTTTGGTTGCCCCTGCGGGCTTGGCTGGCCCATTAGTTGAGGCTGTGCCTGTCCTGGGATGCTTTGAAGCTTCCCCTGGGCAATTAACCACTGATAGAGTTTATTCGCCATTTCAGGAGAATTGGGAAAACCCAGTTCGTCATACATTGTTTCTGGATCAACCAGTCCCATCTTGGCAAGATTCAATGCAGCCTCGCGCTTGCTTATTTCATCAGTCGGCAAAGTAGAACCTTTTTTGACAATCATCCTCACTCCGTAAGGTACAGTTGACGGGTCAAAAGTAAATCTGTTCTCCCCGTCATCAAACTTTTCAGGCTGGTCGGCATACACTTTGCACATCTGCAAATAAGCATTAAACCATTTCTCGGCGCACTCCTCCATATTTCTGACTATCATATCAATCCGACCATAGTCCCCAGACATCAAAAGCTGTCTGCCTTTGGCGGTTTCCTTGTGTTCTTGGCTTCCTTTTGTGGTTGAATGAATACCGAAAATGTTATCTACCTCATTCAAAAGCTCCATTAAATTATTAAACATTCCGGAATCAGGAACTCCGGCTTGCAACAGTTGGGCCGCAGAGGATAAATTGCCGTGCGCGTTCTCAATCCTGATCAAATCATCGCCAATATCATTTACCAAAGACTGGGCCTGCTTTTCCGATACTGCCGCGCCATCAACCATAATCACGCGTTTGCGTCCTTTGTTAAGGTCAAGAATCAATCTCTCAAGGTCATTGATACCGTCTTGTGTCGGGGAGGCCACTTCGACTGGGGTAGTTTCATCGTAAAGGCTATTCTCATCTCCCAAAGAAAAAACATTTAATAAAATATAAGGGAACTCCGGCTCGTCAAAGATATTGTTTTCTTGATTGTCATAATCAAAATTCATATTCTTCTCCTTGTCCAAGACCAGCTTGTCATATTTCCAAACAACCCACGATCCGCCGCCGCCCCAGAATTCGTGGTACTTTATCTTGGTCTTCATTCCTTTCTTACTAAACTGATTTTCCAAATCATCCTTTGCTTTAGGAAATTTCTTAATCACTTCTCCAACCGAGTCCTCCAGCTCTTCCCAAATATACTCGCAATTTTCGATGGTTGTGGCTCGCTTGTCAAAACCAATCTTTTTAGGAAATACGTTCTCCGTAATAAATCCTTTGCCTTTCTCCCAGCGGTACTTCAGCACTCCGACACGATAAAGAACCCAGTGCCTTGCCAGTTGCTGGAATTTTCGCTGCATCTTGTATTTATCCCAAGCATTGCCCCCTGCCTTTTGGGTAATAGTTTTAACTTGGTTGTCTTCAGTGCCAACCGCAATAGGTTCTGGCTCTTCGCTTGTAAGAATAGGGATTAAAGTCTCAACATCGGTGAATATGCGGTTCATCCTCGTCTTCGACTGTTTAGGATGAATTACCGCATCGTTCTCAACTTGCCCGCCATACTGCCAGTAAAGCTTATTTGTCTTCCCTTGCTTGTCGTTCTTAAGTTTTAATTGGTTGCTGTCTTTAATAGCATTGTCTATGGCTTGGATTAAATCATCATCCGGTTCGTTGAAATCCAAACCTAAACGCACCGATGTTATCGTTTCTTGATTTTGAGAATCTGTTGGCGTTGTATCTTGTGCCACTTATTAGAGTTTTGCCTCCTCTAATCTTGCTTATTATATTTTACTGCTTTTCCGCAAGCTCTGTCAAATCCGGCCCATAGCCGAACGGCGCGGTCTTGGTGTATGGATTATAACTAAATGCTTTTGACTCGCCTTGCCCAATCCTTGATAAAGCAATCTGCTGATAAACTTGTGCAAAGACAAAATGGTCTGCCCCCCTGCTTTCCCAAATATCCCTTTCAATCCCCAAGCTGTCAGATTCCTTTGTCTTATAAAGCGTTTCCCAATGGCGGATATAAAGCTTTAATTTTTCCGGCTCAACTTGGAATCTGATTTTTCTTTCCACCAAGCTGTTAATCACATCGTCAATTGCATTGGTTCTGTCAGAGTAAACACTTCGGCTCACATTGTCCCATTTGATATACTCGGCTTTCTTGATTTCTTTTTTAAACCAGCTCAACCATACTTTGCCAGGGTACTTATCCCTTAACTCTCTGGGCTTTGTCTGGTCGGGCATTGCGTCAATCACGCAACACTCCACATCATACATTCGAACCATCTTGTCTATGTCTTCCCAGCTATCGGTTGTGCCAACAAGGAATACTCCTTGATGATTCCCAAGAACGAAATGTTTAGTTAATCCTACGTCAACCCCCATTGCTACCCGCTCTTTGACGTTGATGGTTTCAGTGTCAATGCACTTTAAGATTAAATCAGCATTAACAAGAATGTCCGACCCCACATAAGGAAGCCCCAGAACAAAATTGTAAAAATAAGACTTGGTTTTTGTTTCAAACGATTGCTGTATCTCTTTCGCGCTTATCCACGGACACATCAAATGGCTTATGTGGTAGCCTGATATGTCCTTGTTGGGCCAACGAGCAACCCATTCACCCTTAAGTCTCGTGTCGTCTGATAATAAACTATGGCATTTCGAGCAGACAAAGTTCCCGTCCACAATGTTTTCCCAATAGTCCAGGTACTGCCACTCGTTACAGTGTTCGCATTGGATGAACCATTCTTTTTGGTCGCTTTTTTCATAAAGTTCTTGGTTTAATGTTTTTGGATGCGTGGGGTTTGAAAAGAAACTGCGGCCCTTAAAAGACGAGTTAGCCAGCCTTGATTCATACTGCTCAAGAGCAACCTGGTCGCTGCGATCGCACTCATCGTGAATGTTCCAATCGGATGAAAGAATAATACCAACTCCGCCCTCGCTTTTTTCCTTTTCGCTTTTAGCTGTTGCCGTGCCGCGATAATATATAAAACTTTTACCAATCTTCTTTTGCTCGATAGTGTCTTTATCCTTTGTCCAACGCTTAAGGATAGGGTTGTTCTCAATAATTGAATTGACTTTTGTTGATACAAAGCTTGAAGCATCGCCGGCGGTAGGCAAAGTGTAAATTATATTCCAATCCCTGTAATAAGCCGCGTTAAACGACTTTAATATCATCATCGTACTAAATCCTATCTGGGAAGCTTTGTTGTAAGCTTGTAGCGGCGTAAAATCATCAAACGGCTCTTTAAGGAACGACCTGTCTTTAAACTCCAACAATGTCCCCTTCTCGTTTTTTATCTTGTTGTCCACTGCCCACAAAAGGGGAGATTTTGTCCAAACGTGCTGGTTGGTTATATTCATTTTTCATTGTGTCTATTTTTGTCGAGACTTCCGTCTGGCACTTCTCGCAAAGTAAAGACTCTTGCCTGCCCATAACAGATTGCATATCAAGCCTAAGTTGCTTCATCAGCCGCGTATACATTCCCACAATTTCGTTGGCCCCGACTTCTTTCCCGCACACATCACAAAAGTTTTTTGTCATTTTAATAATACTTCTTTCTTAAGCTTCTATCGCGATCCGTCCCTTTAAAAGGATTATAACCATAAATCTCTGTGAATTTAGGGTTTTCATAGCCATCCTTACCTATCGGCTGCTGGATGTCTTTAAATGTCTGTTTCTTTTCACTCGGCTTCAGTGTCTTTTCGATTTTATCGTTTAAAGGGGTAAATTCCGTACCCATATTATTTTTTTATCTCTTTTGGCTTGGCCGCCTCATCATTCTGTTTTTTTGCTTCTTCTTCGCGCTTTAACAATTCTTGGAACTTCTGTTGCGTTTTGGTTGCTTCGCCTTTCCACTCTTCGGCCAGCTGAATAAACTTTGCAAAATACTTTTCTTTGGATTCGTTAAAATCTTTTTCCAAATCCACTTTTCTCTCTTCGTAATACTGTTGTGAATACATATTTTAGTATTTAATTATTTTTATATTTTTAGATGAATTACAAATTCCACAAAGCGGTTGAATATTTTCTATGTTATTTGAACCACCTTTTGACAATGGAATTATATGATCTTCGGTAAGCTTAATTTCTGGTTCTTTTCTACCGCAAGCTGGACATATCCAATTATATTGTGCTTTCAAATTTTCCCATTCGCCTAAATTATGTCCCCCATTAGCTTGTTTTTTTCTGGCAATTCTTTCTAATGTCTTGAACCTAATATATTCTTTTCTATTTTTTCCAATTGAAATTCCTCCTTTCCAAAATCGACATTTTTCCCCCGACCTTTCTGGATACTTTCTCCCTTTCATCTTCTGCGATGCTTTTTTTCTGCTTTCCCTTGAAACATAATCAAGATGTCCGTTTTTAAATCCATTCCCCCCATTTTTACCTTTATGCGTCAAACTAATATTCCGACACCACGATTCATTCCTTGGAGGCATTTTTATTCCTTTATTCCAAGGAATTGCCATAATTATTTATTAAAAATTTTATTTATTGTTTTAGATAAAACACTTTCTTCTTCGCTTTGGGTAGGCTTGTAAGTGAACACTGATAACTTTGGCTTTTGGTCCGGCAGACTTTTTTTAATCTCATCCTTTGTCTCCTTTGGCAAAGATTTATACTGCATAAATGCTTTGATCGCCTCCAAAAGAATCAAGATGAATAATAATAATTCCAGCATCATATCTTTTCTTTTCTTTTTTCAATAAGCTCGTTTAAAATATCCTCTGACTCTTTATCAAGCTTGATGTTCTGGTTTTCTGTTACCTCACCGGAATGCTCAATTTCTTGCCGGTCTGACCAACCCATATTTTTTAGACGGAAAATATCAAAAGCATTGCCAACTTTCAAACCTCTTTTTTCATAAGCCATTTCAATTTTTTCCTTTGCTCTTTTTATAGTGTTAGAAAACTCTCCTTTAAATCCATCGCTACTCTCATAATCACATAAAACATTCCTACTTGTGTCAAGATGTACCGCCATTCCCGTAATCATCCATTCGTCCATTGGAGTAATTTCAAAATACTCGCTTATTTTTGTTTCGAGTTCTTCAACGCTATTAAATTTCAATGGCCTTCCTTCTCGCGCCATAATAATTATTTATTTCTCTATTTTAAATTATACCTTGCTTAACTCTTTTGTCAAATACAGGATAACCTTTGTTTTCCCTGATGTATGGAACATACCCATCGGGAAGTTCCACCCAATGGCCTAGGTTATTTATATTTACGCACCCCGGGCAGACGCTGATAGAATTGGCGTAGCTTATTATACCATTCTCGCCTTTTACTTCCCTGTAGAGGGTAACAAAGGGTACTTGATGGTAGGGACATTTTGAGAGGTGGAAGCTTTTGAAGTTGTCTTGAGAGTAGAGATCCTCACTCGCAGAAGTGTTGTTCATGGGTTTTAAAAAGGGATTTTCGACATTTCAACCGGCTGGCTTATGTTGTTTGCTTTGTTGTAATCCGCGGCGTCTTTCTCGATCTGTTCTTTGTCTTTGGCTTGCTGGGCTTTGAATGCTTCATAATCAGCGAATTGTGAGTAGTAACCTTTCTTTTTTAAGATCTCGAACATCTTGGAGAATCCTGCTTGGTCGAACATAGTTTTTTATTTTACTTTATCTTTGTTTTTAGAAAAATTATTGATTCAATTTTTTCTCTTGTTTTTGGATTCAGTTGCATTTTACCGCCATTCTGTTGATACCATCTTCTTGTTTCAAAATATTTATCCTCTTCAGGTGAAAAATGGCCTTGCGCCTTACCTGCCCCAATCCAATCGCAAATCATTTCAGTCAAGTAAGGTTCGGGTATTTCAAAGATTTTTATTCCTTCTTCGTCTGTCGGCAATATCCACCACTGCCAATGATGGCGGTTTCGTTTTTGATGTAACAACCACGCGAAATCAAATACCTTATCTCCTGTGTCTGTTGGTTTGTAATATCCTGTTTCATTTCTGCCTCGTCCAATGTCGCTGTCTTTTTTACCATAAAAATAATTAGCGTACGGAATAAATTCATCTAGCAAAAACTTACTCAAATCGTGCATCAATCCTCTCCAAATTAACCCTTGGCTAAAACATTCAATCATTACATACCATTTGTGCCGCAAAACATAATTAAGATATTTTAGATATTTTTCCATTATCTTTGTTTTTATACCACTCTAAAGTTTTATTGGTTTGCTAAGAAAAATGCTTTTGTAAAAAATGGCGAGGCTATACTCCTGTCATCAGTTATTGCTTCCCAATCTCGCTTGTGGGTCATCGGTGTAAATCTGTCTTTTACGCTTTGACCACTTGCAATCTGACATCTTAATGGCAATCTTTTGGGTTCGTTAAATTTTCCCCATAAGGCGGTTCTCTTTGTCCAATTTTCACCAAACTCGTCGGGCGAATAAACAAATGCCGGCTTTCCAAGAAATTCTTTTAACATTCCCGTAAACGGATTCTCAATCGCCCAAAATTTCAAAGAAACGTGTCTGTCGTTTGCATTTTCGAGTTGGTAAGAAGCTTCCCAAATAATCCGCAAACATTCCTGCACCAATCTCATCCCTTCCCTTAAATCCCTCGGTGTTTTGGCGCAAGTCCTAGCTATTGAAAACATCGTACAAGGCGGATTAGCGATAATTCCGTAAACTCCTTTCGGCGGATGATAATTCTCCACCCCGACATCCTTGGTTATCAATCGGACATCATAGCCGTTTTCCCGATAATCCCTTGTGTCGCTGCCATACTTTGAGGCACACAAATGAAGAATTATTTTTTTATTATTTTCCATTATTTTTATTCCACCACTCTATTACAAACTCAAGGGCCTCTAAAAAGATAATTGATTTACGTCAATTTCTTTTTCAGAGTCCATTGCCTCCTTTAATTCTTTTTCATTGGAAATGTATTTCTCTTCAACGTTGGCCCGACCAAAATTGGAATCTCCACTTGTAACAAATGGTCTAATATTATGCGCTCGGCGGTAATTATCCAAATTTATTAATTCATAATCTGATAATTCTTGGCAATCTTTATCTGGGAAAACACAAGCGAACGCCAGCCAGTAACCAGCTGTTACATTTCCAGCCCTCGCAACGTCTAAAACAGCATAAGAGCTATGATATTTAAACCATTCGTTATAATCTCTCGCTTTAAAAAGTTTCTTTTGCCATCTTATTTTCTGTCCTGGTAAAAATGTTTTAATATCTTGACTCATATTTTTTTGGTTTTGTTTTAATGGCGTCCAAGTTGTCGTCAATATATTTATGCACGGTTTCTAAAGTCCATTTAACTTCGCAATTTTCGTTTAACCATTCCATTACGCCGTTGATTCGGCCATCGTCATAGCCTTTGAGCTTTTGGGCAGGCTGTAATTCTCTTTTTAGCGCGGCCTCATATTGCGCTTGATTTTCAAATTCAATCCCCTTAAAGACCCAATAGACTGCGATTACCTGTATGTCCCTACGGGTGGATTTCTGCATTTCTTCTAATTTGTTTTTAAAAGAATAGGGGGTTGCGCTTGGCGCAACAAGTATTTCTTTTTTATTATCTATTCTAGTCTTATCTATTCTATTCTCTTCTATTCTGATGTTATCATTAGCGTTATCATTGGCGTTATCTTTGATAACTTTTAAGCTTATTTTCTTTTGTTTTTCCCGATACTTCTTTACCCTTTCGTAACCAGTCAATGATTGTCCTTGTCGTTTTGTGTAATTTTTTACCGTTACATCTCCGTTATCATTGACCGTTATCATTCCGTTATCATTCATTCTTTTTATAAATCCCTTGGCCCTATTAAAAGGATTATTGTCATCGCACGGATCAAAAGGAATATGTGATAATTCTATAATTGCCTCTTCATCGCACGCTTTGATTATTCCAGGAATATCCGAAACCGAAGCTAAACATAAAAGAGTTAAATAGCAAAGACGATCTTCGACGCTTAAACGAAGTATTTTAATGTCCGTAAGCCAGTCCTGACCATAGAATTTAAACCAATTCATAATTTCTACCTACCAAAAAGGGACGAAAGATAAACAACACTTGAAACTTCGAGGTAAAAAGTGTTGCCATCTTGCGTCCCTTTTTGGCAATTAGATTTAATTATTAACCTCGAAGTTCTGTCCATATCCTTAATTATACCCCCCTGCTTTTAAAAGTGCAAGCAGAGTTTTGCACACCCCGCCGCTCCTTTCCTCCTCCCTGGGGAAACGAACGGCGGGATTGATTTTAGAGCCAGTCCACCCGCACCCTCAAGCCAACGGAATAATCTGCGATCATCCTACAGACTTGAAGACGGGAATGGCCCAGCGGATTAAGTGTAGCACGTTTGACTTTTTTAAGCAATATAAGACTTGACTAAAAGTGATAATATGCTATTCTGTACTATATGTTACTTAATTACACCACTAAAATAGATCCCGATAAGACTTGCTCCGAGATCGGAAAAATACTGTCCAAACACGGGGCGCAAGCCGTGATGACAGAATATGATACTAAAAACCAATTAGTATCGGCGTTATCTTTTAAGATTGCTTTTGGGGAAAAACAAATTGCATTTCGTTTACCCGCTGATTGGCGTCCGGTGCAAAGAGTTTTACAAGAGCAAGGTATCCGGGCCGACCAGATGATGGCAGTAAGGGTATCGTGGAGAATCTTAAAAGACTGGGTAGAGGCACAAATGGCCCTAGTAGAAACCCAAATGGTTACAACCCAGCAGGTGTTTTTGCCTTATGCGATTATGCGAGATGGTCGGACCTTATCAGACAAATTTATTTCTGATCCCTCGTTGCTTTTAGGAAGCGGAAACTAATTATAAAAATATGAAACTTTCTACCTATCAACAAGCAATTATAAAAGATAAAGAAGCCCAAGCCCTTAAATTATATTCTACCGGATTATCATTGGCAAAAGTTGGCGACGCTATCGGCAAGTCAAACACTTGGGTTTGGCTGGTAATGCGTAAATACGGCATATTGCCGGTTGGAGATAACTCAAAGAAATAGAGCTATATTTGACAAGATTTGACGGATATGCTAGACTCTAATTGCAAGGGTAAAGATACTGCGCTTCGGCCAGCAAACAACCTACTCTTACAAGAAGCAAGTAATTTAAAATAGGGGTAGAGGTAACGTCTCACTGGTTCTGAAACAAAACGGAATACAGCAGGCTGTTACCCCTTAGCTGGCTAATCTAAAACCTATGACCAAAAAAGAATTCAAAGAACTAACCGGCGAAGACCCCGAAGACGTGATGGGCAACGACTGGAAAAACGACATAGTTGATTTTACCGAAGGCCAAACCAATGAAGACATTTTACGCCAGACGCCCTGCTGGGATTTCGTAAGCAACTGTTGCTCCGCCCGGGTTAATAACGGTATTTGTTCAAAGTGCAAAGAGCCTTGCGCAACTGAAAAAATAAAACACTAATATGGACAAAACAAAACTATATGGGTGGCAGTGTTGGTTTAAAGGATTCTTTGTGGGATTCTTTACAGGAATCATTATGCTGGTAATCATAAATATCGTCCACAAGTATATTGCTTGCGGCGGTACATTCTAATGATGAGCAAAATAAAAGAAATGTGCGTATGCGCCGCTTGCGGGAATGCGTTTGTATCCAAGATCGGCGAGCATCTTTGCCAAAAGTGTTGTGAGGAACACGAAACAATGGAAGATCGGATGGAATTATCTCGTATTATTTCAAGGCGAGGATTTGAATGGCTTACTCATTATGTCGAAGAATATCTTAATGAGCAAAAATAAAATGAATCACCAAGAAATAAAAGACGCTTTCGACCTTTTCTACGCCACGCACAATATCGACTACGATGGTCGGAAACATCAGTACAAATTAGAAGGTATTACGTGCGCTGGTGTATCTACGATTAGTGATTTTAGACCATCTCCTTTCTTAATCCCTTGGGCCGCCAAAATGGTAGTTGAACATTTAAAGGATAAGCGTGAAGCAATCGCTAAGATGACACAAGAGGAGTTCGACGCTTTGCTTTTAGAGGCTAAAAAGATGCACAAAACCAAGAGCGACGAGGCCAAAGAAATCGGGACGGCAGTACACGACTGGTGCGAGAATCATATCAAGGGCAAGGATTTACCCGTAACAAAAGAAACAATGAGTTCTATCGGAGAGTTTGTAAAATTCGAACTTCAACACAAGGTTGAGTGGATCTGTACCGAGAAAATAGTTTGCAGTCCGTCATATTTGGTGGCCGGAAGATTAGACAGTCTGGCGTTCGTAGATAATATTTTATCTGTAGTGGATTTAAAAACCTCAAGCCGGATCGGTGAAAGCTATTTCTTGCAGACAGCCGGATATGCTCTATGTCTATCGGAAATGGGAATACCAGCTGAACGCAGGCTCATTGTAAGACTTCCCAAGGCCGCGGAAGATTGCCTAGAGGCCTGTGAGGTCACTACCCCATTAAAAGACGATGTAGAGGCATTTCTAGGGCAACGGCGGGCCTATGCGTGGCACAACATGGTCGATATGAAGTACAGCGAGAAGACAGACAACGGTAATTTTGTTGAAACAAAGTTAAAACTTAAAAAAATATAATAAAAAAACTATGGCAAATTGGCAAAAAGTAGGAGGTTCTATGTGGGATTTTAAATCTAATCCCGAAGTGGAAGGAAAATTCATTGGAATGGAGCCTGCTAACAAAGAGGCTCGCAAGTCGTCCGTTATCACGCTAGAGGCAGAGGATGGCACAGAAATTAAGTTTTGGGGGTCTACTGTACTTGATAACCATTTTGGCAATATCGCCGCGGGCGAAATGGTTAAGGTGGTTTTCTTAGGAATGGGTAAAAGCAAGACAGGAACGGAGTATAAAAATTTCGAGGTATATCACGACGTACCCGAAATTCAACAATAATATGGAAATAAACGAACGCCGCATCAAATTAAGAATGGTAAAGTTTGAAATCTCACCCAAAACATTAATGGAAAATGGCCAAGACGTTACAATCATTGTCAAAGCTCAAATCATTGATGTCCACGAACCCATAAACCAAGACGGCACAAAAGACCTTGAGTTTATTGCCAAGGCATTAACCGCCGAACTCAAATGAACACATCCAAAGACAACTACTACATCGAAAAAACCTACACCTTCCTAATCCAGCACGAGATGGAGAACATCGTTGAGAAGGCCTTAAAAGACCTCCCCAACGTGGAAGTGGTGGAGGCGCAGGCAGGGTCGAGTATTTTAATTTTGAGAAAGGTACAGCCGTCCAGTTAATCTCTAGCCCCCTTAACTGATAAAAAGTAGAAAAGTATGAAAACAGGAGTCAAATATAAAAACGGTGCGTTTATCTGTGTAGGCTATACCGATGACGTGGATAGGAAAAAACAAAGGATA